CGTAGTCCTAGAGCTTTATCCTTTTCCTTTTTATATTCCTCAAAAAGGTTATTCGCCTTAAACGCTCCGTTCTCCTCGTCCCAAAACTCTGCTGGTAAATCTTCCGGCCTCTCGAGCTTAGGTGCCTCTTCTGGATTTGTCTCAAATACATTAACGCTTGTGTCCTGCTCTTCGGTTGGCGTTACAAAGTCTGCATCAGTTGTTCCGCCTAGCATTCCTGTTTCTTGAGCTTGTTCTTGTTCTTCCATTTTTTTTATTCCTCTATATTTTTAGCTCTATTAATTTTTTGTTCTATTTCTCTTATGATTTGGTTTTGACCTTCTCTAAACTGAGCTTGTCCCTCGACAAAACCAGGAACCCAAGATGGCTGATTTAACGTGTGATCCTTGAAATAGTTTAAAACTCTTCGGCCATGATCAGTTGAAAACGTTGCTACAAAATCTTTGCCAAGCTGTAACCTTTTTTGTCTTTGCTCATCTGATTCCTGTGGCTGATTATTCCCACGGATAGCGTCCCATCCTTCTTGTATAGCCATTGCTTAACCTTCCTGTAATTGTTCCTGTTCCATTCCCTGTTCAATCATTTGTTGCGCTGCTTGTGCCTGTTGCATCTCTGCCATCAATTGCTCTCTCTCCTCTTTGCTTCTAACAAGTGCGACGGGAGCTCCGATTTTATCAGCTATATATTCACCGATCTCTTCCATTTTAAACATTATGTTAGCGGCCTCTGGTCCAGCCATTTGACTATAGAGTTGCCAAGCTTCTACAACGCTTTGAACATCTTCAATATCTTGTTCCTTAGCAATAGGACTTAAGACTTCAACCTCAACGAAGAAGTTATCAACTGTCATAAGCTCCTTAGGAAGCGCTATTTCATTACGCTCAACCAAAATATGGAGAATGTTAGTCCATAAGTGCTGGATGAATTCCTGGTTAATTGGTCCAAAGAATACACCTGTTGTTCGGCGGATATTACTAATACGCTCAACGATCTCAGTCGCAGACCTTACAGGTCCAGTATCAGGAGGCAATTTGTCATCGAACAACATTTCCTTGATACTCGCCTGTAAATCCTGAACAAAGAAGTTCTGTGCATTGAAATTACCGGCAGTCGGCAATGGTGCAATAGACGGTCCATTAGGGCCAGAGTTCCTTGAGACAGGAATGAATGTACCTGGATTTAAAACAAGGTTATTAGGATTAACAATGTCATTATCAGCAACGGTATAAATACCAAACACGGATAGCTGAGCACTCCGCATGGTAAGCTCTTTTGCTTTGTTTAATGTTCTTAGGTCAGGAGTTGCTTGAATAAATGGGCCACTACCATAAACATCAATCGGTGATTTATTAATACGCGTAACGATCCAAGGATTGAAACCATATTCACGTTCAACAAGACGCTCTCTTGAATCCTTCTTGAGAATATCGTAATAGGTCGTTCCCTTTACCGTATAAGAAGCCTCGATCAACTCAATCTCTTGTGACCCATCATCCTCTATCATTCTTGCGATAGAATCTGGAATCTTAGCATCAGGCCATGTTTCTTGAATGGTTCTAATAGGCACTTTGTTTGTACGGAATACAGCCCCTACAGTTCCCGCAGGACCCTTCTCGATTGCTACTTCCTCAATAGGTGCAACAATAAAGCGCATTGGTACAGGGTCATCAAAAGGATTAGGAAGGGTTAACATGATTCCTGTTCCAACACCAAGATCAGAATAAAACTCAGGGACAACACCATTAAAATTACTAGAATTGATGATTGAAAAACCACGCTCTGTAGCTTGTTCAAGCATCTGAGCATACTGCTTGTAGGTTTCACTCGTATCAGGATTATCTTTAAACTCTTTGAAAGCTGGGCCTAACTTCAGATTCACCCACTTCTTAAAAGGAGGTGTGATAGAAGCTTGCATATTCGTAACGAATGATTGAGCAGCTCTAATACCAGTAGAATCAAATATCTTGTTCATACGAGAGGACCCTTGAGTCTGGTCTCGATAGAGATTCCGAGCAGGGATTGTATATTCATAAGCTGCCTCATGAACAGAACGATAAAGATCTTTTGTAGCTACGGCTTTGTCATATCTTTTAATGAGTCTTTCAATGTTTTCTCTTGCCATTATCCTGTTTGTACCCTTTGTCCTGTGACATCAACACCGCGCTCATCGCCTGTGAGAAGACTTCTACGACTGCCTCGCAATCCACGCCTTCTAGATCTCGATGCTTCAGATGCTTCAGCAGATGCAAGATCACGTTTAGCTTGCATTTTTGCTTCGAAATCTTTTGCTTCTTGTTCGGAGCGTAATTCTGATTCCCGTTGTTTTTTTACTTGTCGTTTCTGTGATGCTTTTTGCTCTGCAAATTTACCACCAATGGGACCAGTTCTTGCTAGGGATTCACCAAAACTTTGTTTCCCACTTAATGCGGAAGCCGTTTGTTTTAATGGATTTAGCGGGTTAATAGTGCTACCCATATTAAAGTCCTCCTTGTCGTTGACCTAATACATCAACACCTGTTTCTTCACCTGCTAATAAACTTCTACGGCCACGTGTACGCCTGCGTCTTATTTCTTCAGACTGTTCAATTTGTTGGCGTTGCTTTTCATCAAGAGCAATTGCCTCTTGTTTTTTTTGAGCTTTTTCTTGTTTTTGAAGAGCTTTCTCTTGAATCTGTCGTTGTTGTTTGGCTTGAAAAGATTGTTCACGTGTTGAATATATACTTGTTGCAGCTCCGACACCTGCTGCAATTAATGGAATTGCTGCTACCATCATTCTATCCTTTTAAAATTATACCACCCTGCCGTATCAGATATTTAAACAATTGCTTTGGTGTAATAGACCAACACCATATATTTAAAACTGCTTTTGTGAACGTTACGCAATTATACAATCCACGAAAACGCCACTTCTTCTTTCGGCTTATAGGCCTAGTGTATTTGATTATTTTAGAGCCGGCAACAGACTTTACTTTTCGTATAACAACTTCTACAGAATGATTCTTGATATTGTGACTAACGGCATGGATAAGTGGATCGATTACCAAAACTTGACTATCAGACAATGGCATGAGGAGAAGAATGTGACGGAATTTACTACTTAAAAAACGATCATAAGGACTAGGGTCTTCCATCTCGCCGAAGAAACAAACATAAAACTCTCTTTGTCCAATATCACTTACACGTGCCATGGATCCCACTTCTGTTGTTGCTGGATTGGCTGTCTTCTCTTGATCATTAGATTGGGAGGTAAAACCTTCTGTGAGAATGTGAGAGCTAGAGCATCACCGCAATCAGGAGAGCCTTGCCTAGATCGTATGTCCTTCTTACTTTCCAGGATGAGCTTATCCGTTGAGGCCTCAAAGTCATATTGGAGTCCAATAAGATCCTTCGTAAGATCTTGATCATTAGGGATGTCAGCGCCTTCAGAAAGCCACTCACGCATGTTGTACCACATTTGTGCACGATGATTTTTGAGCATAGGATTATCAGGAGCAGCACCAGCATTCACACCAATGAATTTAATATTAAGAAGCTTACAGTGGTCCACAACACTAGATCCCACACCAATCTCATCAATGAAGATCGTACAACCAGGGAATGAGACTGCTACCTCTGCTATCTTATGAGTTAACTGAACGCCATTCAGACCAGTATATTTGTTAAGAACGAGCAAGCGCCTACCTTGCCTAACACAAATAACGCTGTTATCTCCATCACTGCGAGCCACATCAACGCCAACAATATAAGGGAAGTCCTTTTGATCCGCAGCATTGTTTTCCATGGCCTCTTCTACTAAATGTGATGGAATGAATTGCATTGCTGCACGGCTTGGGAACTCTCCCTTAACACGCACAAGAAAGAAGTCACTGTCCTCACCATAGTCCTCTGCCCATTGAGCTATCTGTGCTTGGTTAGCCATCTTAGCTGTACGACTATCAACCTTGAATTGCTTCCAACGATGCTTAAACTTACGGAAACATTCACGGAAACGACCAATATTTTGTGTCGGGTTACCAAAAGCAAACCACATAGCGCCTTCCGTGGTCATAGCTCCTTCTGTAACTTCCCAAATCTTATCGGCAATACCGGATGCCTCATCATAGATG